TTGAGATCACTTTGCCTGAAGGCAATCCACCACTACCAGAAGGGACCTAATCGATGAGTAAGATCACCGTCTATCCACTGAGCGAGAATGCACTGAACATCAAGCATCCTTCAGATGGTCCGCTTGTCGATACGGGCAGCGCTTGGAACAACGATGGTTTCACCGCGCGCATGATCACCGATGGCGCGATCACCGCCGACAAGGATAAGGCCTTCAAGTCCGAGAAGCCGAAACCTGATCTGAGCAAGCCGCCCGCGCACGCGACTTATCAGGACGAGAATGGGACCGAGCCGATTCCAAAGTCAGCCGGCAAAACATTCACTGGCCCTGACCCGGTCAAGACTGTGACTGCGCCAGCAACCAAACTGCCAAGCTAAACCTCATCCTTCATCGCCGTTCAAAGGAAACAACCGCGCACGTTGCGCGGCTTTCGGCGTTCGACCTTTTCAAACATTTCATTCGGAGTGAACGTAAATGGCGATTAGCACGACCATTCCAGCGTCATGGAATCTGCCGCTCTTCTGGGCCGTCGTTGACGGCACGATGGCGGGCAATCTTTCGGAAGCACAGCGCGCCTTGTTGGTCGGCCAGATGCTGACCACGGGGGCGAACAAGGGCACCGCTTTGCCGAATGTGCCGACTCCGGTTGGCTCTGCCGCGCTCGCTGGCGAGCTGTTCGGTGTTGGTTCGATGCTCTATCGCATGGTCGTGGCGTTCTTTGCCTGCAACACGACACAGCAGCTCTGGTGCTTGCCTGTTGCCGATCCTTCTGCTGGTGTTGCCGCTCACGGCACCATCACCATCACTGCCGGCACAGCCTCTGGCATGCTCGCGTTCTATATCGCCGGGCAGCTTGTCAGCATCGCGGTCGGATCGACCGATACTCCGACCATCATTGCCGGCAACATCGCGACGGCGATCAATGCCAACCTTGCCCTTCCCGTCACCGCTATTGCCGCTGTCGGCGTCGTGACTCTCACGTGTCAATGGAAGGGTCTGACCGGAAACGACATCACTATTATTCCGAACTATCTCGGTGCCTATGGTGGCCAGATTCTGCCGGTTGGCATGACCTTCACGGTCGCGCCGATGTCTGGAGGCGCTGGCGAGCCTGACATGGTCGCCGCGATCTCTTCAATCCAGATGCTCGAATTTGATTATGTCGGCTTGCCTTATACCGATACGGGCACGATGAGCGCTTGGGGAACGGAATACGGTTTCGGCACAGGCGGTCGCTGGAATTTTACGCGCCAGCAATACGGCATGGTACTGACGGCGAGCCGCGACAGCTACGCCAATCTGTTGACATGGGGTCTTGCTCAGAATTCGCCGGTCATCTCCACGATGGCGGTCGAGGTCGGCACGCCCTCGCCGGTCTGGGAAATTGCGGCGGCTTATGCGTCGGTTGCGGCGCTTGGCTTCTCTGCCGATCCCGCGCGCCCGCTGCAGACGCTGGAATTGCTTGGTATCCTCCCTGCCCCACTCGCGTCTCGCTTCATCCAAGGCCAGCAGAATTCACTAATCAATAGTGGCCTTGCAGTACAGGCCGTCGATCCCTCTGGCAATATGATGATCCTGCGTGAGCAATCGCAGTATCAGGAAAACAGTTTCGGCCAGTCCGATACGGCATTCGGGTTGCTCACGATCATCGCGACGTTGCAGGAGCTGCTACGTCGGATGAAATCCTCGATCACGTCGAAGTATCCGCGCGTCAAGCTCATCCCGGACGGCACCAAGATTGGTCCGGGTCAAGCAGCGGTCACACCGACTGATGTGAAGGCTGAGCTGATCTCCGAATTCGTGCAGGCAGCTTACGATGGTTTGGTGAGCAACCTGCCGGCATTCATCGCCAACCTTGTTGTTGAGATTGATGACAACAATCCGAACAAACTGAACATCCTGTGGCCGCCGCAGCTCGCCGGGCAGCTCCGTCAGTTCGACGTGCTTGCTCAATTCCGGCTGCTCTATCCGCCGATTAGCGCCACTTAATCCGCCTCCCCTCTTTTCAGATCATCATTGGAGTTTTGAATCATGGCGACCCCTAATCGGATCGGCGGCATTCTTTCGGTGCGCGTCGATGGCACGCAATACGAGGCGCGCGGTTCGTTTCAAGTCACGCCGTCGACCGTCAAGCGAACCGGCGTCGCTGGTCAAGATCGCGTTCACGGTTACATCGAAGAGCCTGTCGTGCCGCAGATCAAGGGCGACTTGTCTATCGGCAATGAGTTGTCGATTGCCAAGCTCGACTCCATCACCGATTCCACTGTTCAGGTGCAGCTCGCCAACGGCATGACCTATGTTCTGAACAATGCGTGGACGGTCGCTGGCTCTGTTGTCGATACCCATGACGGCAAGGTTGATGTCACATTTGAAGGGCTGGATTGTTCTGAGATGGTCTCCTGACCATGGCAGAAAAGAAAGACGAGGTTGAACGTCCGATTGAATACGTCCTGACTCATTCGATTCAAGCTTATGGCGAGGAAGTCAAGGTCATCAGGATGCGCAAGCCGAATGGTGGCGATCTTATCCGCGCCGGCAACCCTCTGATTTTTTATCCGCATTGCGAGCCTGTGAAGTTCGAGCACGATTACGCCAAGCTTGCTGTAATGATCGCGCGACTTTCCGATGTGCCTTCGTCATCTCTGTCGAATCTCTCATCAGAGGACATGGCCGGTCTTGCTTGGACGCTGTCACCTTTTTTTATGGCTCCGAACTAGACGACCTAGTGACAGCGGCTATCGATCTCGCTCTCGTTTACAAATGCGATCCATATATTTTCCTTGACAGACCGCTCGATGAATTGGCCGAGCTTTATCGCATCACCAATGATCGATTGAAGCAACAGATTCCGGAAAGTTGACGATGAGCAATGAATCGGAATTTCGATTAGTAATGCTAATCGATCCATCGAAGTGGTCGCCTGCTCAAAAGCAGATGATCAAGGACATGAAGGAATTACACCCCGCTGCTCAGAATGCTAACGCTCCCGGTGCCAAGGTCGCCAAGCTTCACGCGCAAGCTTATGAAGAGCTAAAAGGAAAGATCAGCAACGCGGCTGGCGCTATTCGCGGTGTGCTGTCTCCAGCGATGGCCGCGCTGGGTATCAGCGGTTTCGCGGCTGGCGAGGCGCTTGCGACGGTTGTTGATGGTATCAAGGAAGCGGCGAAGAATTACTATAAGCTGCAGGACGTCTCAAAGCGTGGTGGCCTTGGTATCGACGCGATCACCTCTCTCTCTGTTCAGTTCGAACAGGTTGGCCTGTCGTCCGAACAGGCTCTTCAGAGTGTTGCTGCGTTCGGCGAGCATATGGAAAAGTTCGCGCGCAATAGCCCTGCGGAGCGATCTAAATGGGCGGGTGCTTATGCCAATGTGATTGATGAGCTTGGCAACAAGATGAAGGGCAAGACACGTGAACAGCAGTGGGAAGCAGCGAAAGCTTTTAATCTAAGGAAAGATGTTCCTACCGATATCAAGCGGGACATCAATGAGAATCTGCTCGGCTTACCAACTCAATTCGCAACTATGACCAAGGAGCAATTGGACGCTGCCAAAGTGATCGGCGACGCGTACATGGCCGCGCATAAGGATAACCCCTTACTCAACAAGCAATCTCTCGACGCAATGAATGCGCTATCGTTGTCGGTACGTGGTCTGAAGGATGACTTTTTCCAGTCGTTTGGTTCGTCAACTATCTGGTGGATTGACCAGACTGCATCAAGTATTGCGGCAGTATCGAAAGCTATCAGAGAGCTTGGAGAAGGGAAATGGATTTCGCCAGATTCTGATCTTGGCCGTCTCTATGCTTGGTGGGGCAAGGTCACTGGTTTTGATAACGCTGGTTCTGGCGCGAACGCGCGAGTGAGCGCAGGGTTCGATGCCCTCAAGGCACAGTCTCCAGATGAACAGCAGAAAACGCTATACGATGCAACGTTGCAAGCGCTGAAAGACTGGTGGGCATCCACCAAAGGTGACGATGCTGGCGGGATCGAGCCGATGGGTGGCGGCGGCGGCGGTGGCGGCGGCGGTGGCGGCGGTGGCGGCGGTGGCGGCGGCGGTGGCGGTGGCGTTAGTGACGCTTTGCTCGCTGGTAGTGGGGGCGGTGCTGGGACGCGTGGTAACCGCAATAACAATCGCGGTAACTTGAAGTATGGCCCGCTCGCAAAGTCCTTTGGTGCGACTGGAGCTGATAGTCGTGGTTTCGCGATCTTTCCTGATCAGGCTTCCGGTGATGCGGCCCATAGCGCTCTTTTAAAATCTAACGCTTACAGCGGTCTCACACTCGATAAATTTGGCGATAAGTATTCTCAAGGAAATGCCGATTGGAAAAACACTGTTGGTAAAACGCTTGGGATTGGGCGCAATGATATTGTTGACAACAATGATCCACGGTTAGCTGGAGCTATTCGCACTGCAGAGGGTACGAATGGCGGCGGTGGTGGGATTCCATCTGATCTCATAAGCCGGGCACGTGAGGTCGCTTTGAAGGGCGGTCCCGGTGCTGTTCGGCAATTTATGGCTGCCAACGGATATCCGCAACAAGGTTCATGGTGCGGTGAGTTTGCTGCCAGTGTTGTAAAATCCGCAGGTGGCATTCCTCCGAAAAATCCAGCGATAGCTTCCAATTGGCGTAATTGGGGCACTCCGACAAACAATCCGGTTGCTGGTGATTTTGCAATACGGCGAGGTGCCAGCACCGGTTCAACTGGTTCACATGTGACTATGGTTGATAGTTATGATCCGACGACGGGACGTTTCGTCGGTATTGGTGGCAATCAAGGTAGCATGCGGAGTAATTTTTCTGCTCTTGGTCCACGTGGTTATGATTTTCGGCACAGTGGTGATCTTCTCGCCAACAATAAGGCGGCTAACTCCGTCAATCACACGGTCTCTGGTGATGCAAAACTCGATGTCTCTTTGGGCAATTTGCCGAAGGGTTCAAAGGTTGATCTGACTTATGGCGGCTTGTTCAAGGAGCACACATTGACCAGAGGATTCCAGATGCAAGAGGCGGCTCGCGAATAATGGCATCGCCTTGGCGTCTCAACCTTCAGCCGGCTTCTTATAATGGGGCCGGCTTTTTTGTTGATGTCGATGTCAAGGCAAGCGGTCGTCGGATCGCGTTGCACGAATATCCCAAGCGCGATATCCCGTATGCTGAAGACATGGGGCATCGTGCGAAGCGTTTTTCGATCACAGCCTATGTGATTGGTCCGTACTATGAGCAAGATCGCGACGCTTTGATTGCGCAGCTAGACGCACTTGGCAACGGCGTACTTGTTCGTCCGACGACGGTTGGTGATGAAACGGTCGTTGTTGATACTTACAGCGTCACCGAACGTCGCGCGCAAGGCGGCTATGCCACCTTCGAAATTGCATTCATTGAGGCCGGACAAGCGTTGTCAGCTCTCAAGGACACAGCCGGCGCGGTGAATCAGCAAGTGGATAGCGCGATGGCCGATCCTAACGTCTCTGATCTCTCACCAGTCTCACTGAATATGGACAGTAACACTCCCGGCTTTGTCGGTTCTGCAGTGGCGTCAACGTCATGACCGTGATGGCGAAGGCCGATCATGATGAAGCGATTGCGTTCACCAACATTATATTGAAGGCACTGCAGGCGACGATTTTCGGGTTGAGCGGCACGCAGGGTGCGAAGACCAATTTCAAATGTGGTCAGCTAATCGTAAATGGCGCTGCCGAACTATATGCAGGAGGGACATCTTTCTGGATTGCTTTCCAAAATTGTTTCGAGGCGGCACAGCAATCTGGCACGACATTTTCTGGTATGGACAGCGTTCGCGGTACTGCTACTGCGCTGGTCCCGGGCGGCGTTGTCGCAACTGCGGTGAAGAATTTCGCGATTCGGATGGCTCTCGCTGAACAGGCACGCATTCTCGCCGCGACAGTGTTTACTTCTCGTCAACAGATCGACGAATATTTTGACCTAATCGACATTGCGTTTGGTGAGGCCGAACTGGTCGCCGCAGACAACAAAGACAATGTCGCTTACACGGCTCTAGTTGGCATTCATGCGGCTGTCTCGACAGATTTAGCAACGCGCTCGTTCACTCTTCCTAGTATCGTCGCTTATACGTTTCCGTCTCGCATGCCGTCACTGTGGCTGGCCCATCGCATCTATACAGACGCGTCGCGCAATGACGAATTGATCGCACAGAACCGCCCGATCCACCCGCTCTTTATGCCTGCGGTCGGTACAGCGTTGTCGGGCTGACGAATGGCAACACCTCAAGAGATTTGCACCGTAACTGCCAACGGACAGAAGTACGACATCTGGGAAACGGTCGAGGTCTCACGCGTCTATCCCGTCGTGATGGATCATGCGATGCTGACTGTGTCCGAAATTTCGACTGCGGGCGGCGCTGGTTTTTCGAATCTCAAGCTCGCTCCCGGCGACGAAGCGGAGATTACGCTTGGCGGCGTTGTCGCGATCACCGGTTCAGTTTATCTCCGACAAGCAGCCTACGACTCGACAACCCATGCTGTTCAAATTGGGATAGCGTCTCAAGTGGAGGCAATTGTTCGAACGACTGTCGATGGCGTCCCGGGCCAGTATCTCAATCAGAACCTGCAACAGATTGCATCAGCGTGTTTTGGAAAAGTTGGTGTCAAGTTTTCAATTCGCGGTGCTCCTGAAGGGGCTGACCTCGTCTTCCCGCGCATTTCAGAGACCATCGGTCAATCCCGGTTTGCGTTTGTCGAACAGCTTTGTCGCTTGCGCAATCTCCATATGATTGATGACGGCAAAGGCGGTGTTGCTGCATTTCGCGGGCCGCAGGGTGACGCCGCACCCTTGCAGGAAGGCGTCAATATTCTCAAAGCGCGCGTGATGCTGAAGGTCAGCGAAAGCTCGGTCAACATCAAGGGCGTTTCTCAATTCTATCATCAGGGTTCGCAAGGCGCTGGCACGACGGCGAAGGGTACGACACCGTTGCCATTTCAACCGCACCCTCCCGGCAATCTTGATTTCATCGCGCCGAATGCGGCCGATAAGCCATCGTTACAAATGAACGTCAATCATGTGGTGGATGCGAATGCGTATTCGAGCGTTGACGGTCTGGTCACGGTTCAGGGCTGGTTCGTCGCCAGCGGCGATCTCTGGATGAATTACGTCGGGTCGAGTGTCACGGTGAACTCTCCGATGCTCGTTCCAAGCGGTTCAATGAAATTCATGATCAGGGGTGTTATTCATCGTCAGAGCAGCGCTGAAGGTTCGACTACCGACATTCTGATCACAAATCAGAACGGTTTAGGTAACTCTGAACGAGTTGAAGGGGCTAACCCAACACCATGAAATGGCTCGCTCCCGCTGATAGCGCTGACCGTCACGGCAACTCGATGTCGCGCATGCCAGTGCAGAAAGTTGACGATACAAAGCCTGTTCAGCAGCATTTGCTCCACGGCTTTGCCGGCGAACAGATGGATACGATTGAGCACATGCACCCTTATGGGTTCGTGAACGTGCCACAAAAGCCGACAGGAGAAGGCGAGAAGGCCGAAGGCGCTGAAGGCATGACGTTGTTCATGGGCAGTAATCGGTCTCACGCGATCAATGTCGCAAGTGGTGATCGACGTTTCCGGCTCTACAAGTTAGCAGATGGCGAGGTCGCATTGCATGATGATCAGGGCCATCAGGTCCACATTAAGCGCGATGGCGTCCACGTCTCCGCACCGAACAGCAAAAAAATCGTCATGCAGATCATGGATGACGACAAGCTTCCGCAAGATTCGAAGGCTGACGCGAACGGTGTGAAGCTCAACCAGATTCAGCAAGCTGGTCGACCGGCTGCGATCAACATGACGCTCGATAAGAACTCGCTCACGATCAATCATGCCAAAGACCTCGTCTTCAACTGCAATTCTTTCACTGTGAATGCTAAGGCCGATATCAAACTGGTCGCGGCTGGAAATGCTTTGCTCAAGGGTGTCGCGGCGACGCTGTACGCGACCGCAAACGCTTTCATCAAGGCCGTTGGCAATGTGAATTCCAAGGGGGCTGCCAATCTCGCAACCCCGCCATGGGTTGACGGCGCAAGCGATCCTCCAAACGCCGGATAGGATTAAGCGATGCCTGATGTTCGTCTCGTTACGGTCGACACACCAGACATCATAACCTTCGATTGGTTGCAGACTTCGACCGGCTTGCTTGATGAGACAGAACAACTGGTGTCTGCGATCATTGTCGCTCTCAACACCGATGCTCTGGCCTATCCGAGCGACGTTCTTCCGGACCCACGCAGCTCCGACCGTCGCGGCTGGTGGGCTGATCATCAAGCCGAAGCGATCTGGCAAGGCTGGCCAATTGGCTCATGCCTATGGCTGCTCACGCGTGCGAAGATCGTTGGGCCGGAGGCACGCGAAGGCGCAACTCTCGTCCGTGTTCAAAAGTACATCAAGGCGGCGTTGCAGCCGTTCATCACTGCAAAACTCTGTTCACAGATCACGGTCACGGCCGCTCAGGTCGGCACGCAGCGGATCACAGCGCGGATCATGATCTATCGCGGGCCAAAGACTGCAATCCAGCTCGATTATCAACCGTTGTGGATCGAACTTTCTCCCGGTTCCTAAAGTCATCACATCTGAAAGGTCGGCCACGATGCCTTGGGTAACTCCCACGCTGGAGCAATTGCGCGCGACCAATCGAAGTAACGTGCAAGCGAAATTGCGCTCTGGGCCGATGATTCCCAATAGCGTCTTGCGCGTGATGTCGGATTCGAATGCGGGTCTTGCCTATCTGGTGTTGCTCTATATCGACTGGCTCGCTCTTCAACTCATGCCAGACACCGCAGAGACTGAATGGCTAGACCGCTTTGCTTCGATCTGGTTAGAACAGGGACGCAAGACCGCAACTTACGCGACGGCCGTCGTTCAGCTCACTTCGATAGGCGCGATCTTGATGCCAGCAGGAACAATCCTGACCGGTTCGGGTGCCACCTCCAATAGTTTTGCCACGCGCGCGGAAACCATGATTGCAGACACTCCGACCGATGTCGTTATCAATGCTTTGTCATCTGGTCACACGGGACTGGTAGTAGGTTCAACGCTATCTCTTGAGACGGGAATTGCAGGCATCAACGGAAGCGGCATTATATCTTCGATCACTGACGGAATTGAAGCGGAGATCGATAACGAACTACGCGTTCGGGTTCTTGATCGTATTCGTCAGCCGCCGATGGGCGGCGACGCGAATGATTATGTCCAATGGGTCGAGGCTGTTCCCGGTGTCACGCGAGCATGGGCATCTCCACTAGAGATGGGTATGGGCACGATTACTGTCCGCTTTATGATGGATAATTTGCGCGCTGATGCCGCTGGTTTTCCGAACGCCGACGATATCGCTTCAGTGCAAGCCTATCTCGATACTAAGCGGCCGGTTACGGTTAAGGACTTTTTTGTCGTTGCTCCGATTCAAGAACCAATCGATTTTTCGATCTCGAATCTTGAACCTGACACAGCCGCAACGCGTGCTGCAATTGAGTTTAGTGTTACTTCGATGCTCCATGAAAGGGCAGCACCAGCCGTTTCAATCGATGGCGTATCGCAACCTGCACAGACGATCTGGGCCTCGTGGGTCTCCGACGCGATCCTAAGCGCTGTCGGGGTCGAGAGTTTCACATTGACGATGGCCGACCACGTTATGCCAAACGCCGGTTGCCTCGCCGTGCTCGGGTCAATCATCTATGACTGAACAATGGAATCAACGTAGCTCTAATGATTACGTTCAGGGCTTCAATAATCTATTGCCAACTGGTCCAGCATGGCCTCGCAGCCAAGATACGGTTCTGCAGAACGTCATCAAGGGCCTTGCTGATCTATGGGGCGATCCGGTCGAGACATCAGCAGCTAATCTGCTGACTATCGAGAGTGATCCTCGCACGACAACCGCGCTGTTGCCGGATTGGGAACGTGCGTTCGGTCTGCCTGATAAATGTCTTGCTGAGCCTCTTACTGTCGGCGACCGACGCACCGCGCTTGTCGTTCGTATGACGATGCTCGGTGCGCAATCACGTGCGTTCTTCATCGGTCTAGCGGCGGCCATTGGCTACACGATTACGATATCTGAATTTCGACCTTTCATGGTCGGCATTGATCGTGTTGGTGATAATCGCACGTTGGTTGATGGTGTTTACAGCGATTATCCATACGTTCTTGGCCCGCCAGACAATCGCTTCTATTGGCAGGTTCATGTCGGCCGCACTCGGTTGACTTGGTTTCGTGCGTCGAGTGGACAGGCCGGCGTTGATCACCATCTCAGAATCGCTTTGGCGACTGATCTTGAGTGCATGTTGCGCAGATACAAGCCGAGTCACACCGAGATTATTTTTGACTATTCAGGTTTGGAAACGGGTGGTGCCATGGCTGGTACGCCGTGACACTTAGCCATGGAGAATGCAATTGAAATACGTAGCTCCCTATGGCGTCGCTGATCCGGACGCGCCCTACATCAACGGCAATCCGTCAACCGGGACAGCCGGCTCGATTCCTCCAGCGGCGTCATTAGAGAACCCGCAACGTGAGATCGTCAACCTGATCACGGATGCTGGTTTGGTGCCATCGGACAATGATCTGCATCAGGTCGCGAAAGGCGTTCAAAGTGGAAGACTGATTTACGGCGACGACATCGGCGCAGCAAACCAAGTCTCTCTTGCCGTGCAGCCTCCCGTGACTGCTCTCACGAAGGGTATGCAATTCATCACCATCTTTGGGCATGATAACACCGGGTCATCTGCCGCGAGCATAAGTGGCCTTCCATTCGTCGAGATTGTGCATCCTACGGATCGGACACCGCTTCTGCCTCTTGAGTTGCGCGCGGGTTCGGTTGGCTGTCTCGCTTTTGATGGGAATAAATTTCAACTCGCATGGTCGAATGCGGTCGGCTCCGCACCCGGCGTTACCGGTGCGCCGGTCTTTCTAACAGCGACGCTCGACTACTATGTCGGTGGCCCCGGCGCTGATGATCTTAATGACGGCACAACAGCGGCGGTGAGCGGAATACATGGGCCGTTTGCAACCTTGCAGAAGGTAATGAACACTATCGCGAACTACAATCTCAACGGCCACAACATCAACGTCCATGTGTTCAGTCCCGGTACTTACGACGCACTTGGCTTGGGTCAAATGGCTGGTAGCGGCACGGTTTATTGGGTTGGCGATATCGCGACGCCTCCGAATTGCGTGATCAATGGAAATGGAAAGTCGGCGGTCGGCGCACAGAATTGCGGCAACAATCATTCGATGCAAGGTTTTCAGGTGCAGTCGGACGGCACCTATACGAACGAACCTATGTGCGGCTTCAATGTTTCAGGCACGGGCACATCGCTTCAATTACTTGATATCTCATTCGGGCACTGTAACGGTTCGCATCTTGGCGTAACGCAAGCTGCCGTTGTCTCGATGGGAAATAAGTGGATCATTAACGGCAATGCGCGGGGGGCAAATCCCGGCATGACTTCTGGTTGGCACATTTATCTCGGCACCAACTCGATCATTCAACCGAACGGCGGACAGCTTCCAATCCTGAACATCAATGGCATTTACGGCGGCTTGAACGGCGGTGGCTTTGTTAATTGCTACGCACTGGCGTTTGGAGAAGTTTGGTTCAACGGCATGTCTGGCGTCTCAAATTGGTCGGGGATTAAATACCAAGTGCAGGCGAACGCCATTCTTACTTCGCATGGCGGTGGCGCTTCCTACTATCCCGGCAGCGTCGCTGGCATCGCCGCATCAGGCGGCCAGTATTTTTAAATTGCGAGGAAAACACCGTCATGTATTTCAATGTGTTCAATTGGTACTGGATCGTCGCTGATAGCGTGACAGAAGTCTTTTCTAGCGCGCGCAGCATTTACGTCCCTGTTGCTGATGAGACTTATCAGGCGTGGGTTGCGGTCGGAAATTGCCCGACACGTATCGATACGGAGCACAATCTGATCGCAGTGCTGGCGGTGCAAGCGTCAGGTATTACCGTGCCGAGTCCCGATGGCTTGATCGCTTATGCCTCAAACGCGCGTTGGGTCAAAGAGGTCGCAGGCATCACGGTCAACGGCGTACTCGTCGCGACCGATGATCGATCCAAGCAGATGATTCTGGGTGCACGTGTCAAGGCTAACGCCGATAGCGCATTCACAACGCCATGGGTTGGGGCTGATGGTTCAATAACAGTGCTGACCGCTGCGCAGATCATCGCAATATCTGATGCCGTCCTATCTCATGTTCAGAGTTGCTTTCAATCGTTTGCGACGTTGGTGCCCGGCTTAATCGCCACACCACCGACAATTACAACGACGGCTCAGATAGACGCGGCATTCAAATGATCGTCGATATCAGCACGCGCAGCGATGCCGATTTTATTCGGTCATTCGTTTATAAAACCATTGCCGGCGTGCCAATCGATTTGACAGGGTCGACTCTTCACATGATGGCGCGCGTGAAGGCCGCTGACGCGACCGTTGCGCTCGACCTATCAACCGACAACGGCGACATAATCATTACTGACCCCACTGCTGGTACGTTCACGCTTAAAATGCCGCTCGATGTTCTCTCTCGTTTGCCAGCAAATGTTTATGAACAGTCCCTCATTCGCAAGCGTCCGGACCAGATCACAGAGGAAATTTGGCAAGGGTCATTGACGCACACGATTGGTCCAACGCGATGAGTGACATTACGGTCACGCTTCTTGACCCTGTCACTATCACAGCCGAGCCTGATGACGTCGTGGCAATCGTTTCGATTGACGATGTTCTGGTGCTCACCGTACCGGAGCAAGGACCAATCGGGCTCCAAGGTCTTCACGGAGACAAAGGCGATACCGGTGCAGGTGGCCAACAAGGCGACACAGGCATTCAAGGCATTCAAGGTATTCAAGGCATTCAAGGTATTGTCGGGCCGGTTGGTCCCAAGGGCGATATCGGCTTAATCGGGTTGCAGGGCATTCAAGGTATTCAAGGCATTGCCGGGCCGGTTGGCGGCGATGCATGGGCACTGCCAGTAGCGTGGGCGACCGGGATAGCCTACGTCACCGCGAGCCCCAAGAGCCTCGTAACAGTCGCCGGCTCGACCTACATCTGCGCCGTCGCTCATAACTCGACTGCGTTCGCGAACGATCTCGCCGCTGGCAAATGGTTGTTGCTGGCGGCAAAAGGTGACATCGGCCCTCAGGGCATCAAAGGCGACACCGGACCACCCGGCTCGGGCAACGCTTTTGCCCAATTCGAATTTACGGCGGCGGCTGGGCAGGCTGCTTTCAGTGGAGTCGATGCCAACGGCGCGACGCTGAATTACACCGCGCCATTTATCGAGGTGTTCGTCAACGGCTGGAAAATCAATCGGGCGGATTTTGTAGCGACGGACGGCACGTCGGTTACGATTGGAGCGGCGGCCCGGGCTGGCGATCTGATCGCCATCGTTGCATTTAAGGCATTCAATGTCGCCAACGTCCTACTCCCGGCAAATAACCTATCCGATCTGGCAAGCCCCGCAGTCGCGCGAGCCGGCTTAGCCGTCGCTAAAATTCCATCGTTCTGGACCCGCACGATCTTCTTGAGCGGTTCGGGCTCATACTATCCACCGTCATCGATCTCGCTTTGTTACGCTATCCTCGTCGTCATGTGGGGCGGCGGCGGACAGGGCGGTGGTGGCGGCAGCGGAGCGCAAGGCGGCAACAATGGCAGCAACACAACATTCGGCTCGATGGTTGCCGGTGGTGGTTCTGCCGGGCCAGCACCGGGCTATGGACCTAATGGCCCTGCAATCGCGAGTGGCGGTGATATCAGTTTGTACGGCAACACCGGCCCCGGCACATGGGGAGCTGGCGGTGCTCAAAATGTTTTCTATGGTGGTGAAGGTCAGCCGGGGCCTCGCGGTGGACGAGGCTATGGCGGGTGGACCGGAAGCGGCGGAGCTGCGCCGGCTAATAGCGGCGGCGGCGGCGGCGGTGGCGGTTTCCCCGGTTATGGTCTGGGCGGCGGTGGTGGTGGTTCCGGCGCTTACTGTGAAAAACTGTTCGTCAATCCTACTGGTTTTAACTACGCGGTCGGCGCGGGAGGCTCTGGAGCAGGTAGGCCAGCGAGTAACGGTGGCTCCGGTGGCGATGGCGGCAGTGGCATCATAATCATCGAGGAATATTATTGATGCTGCGTTATGCAATCATCGACTCAGCGACCGGCATAGTGCTCAACATCGTTGAGTATCAAACAGCGCCAAACAATCCACCACCCGGTTTCGAGGTCGGGATTATCGCGGTGGCGACCGAAGTTGCCGATACACGCTGGACGTGGGACGGAACGGCGCTTGTGCCGCCGCCCGCAATCGCGCCGCCGCCGAGCAACGCTTACATGGTCCCGCCTGTCATGGTTGCTGCCGCGTTGGGCCAAGTGGTCACGCCGGCGAGTGTTGATATCTCAAACCCAACAGGCACCGGCCTCTTCAACATCGTGGCAGCGATGTATATCGACGTTGGCGTTTATTGGTTCTTCTTTAACGTGACAGAGCCTGATGCAAATTATTTTGCGATCATCACCGGGACGAATGGAGCGAGCGTCGCAATGACGGATCATGACATCGATTTTTTCGCTTTGGAGGCGAAAGATAGTGCCGGAAACCCAAGCGATCTTCTAGCGCTCAACGTGACAATCTATCGGATCGCCAAATGACGGAGAAC